CCCTACAAGACAGCGGTGTGTATGACCCGAGCGTGGTCATGGCTGCTGTGTTCGACCAAGTTTATAAGGAGAAGTGAAATGAGTGAAGAAAGACCCACCGGGCTGCTGCCCGAGTTGTTTGCGCCATACATGACCAGGGAAAGACGCCGCATCTGCGAGCTTGCACCACGCGATGTGTTTAACCTTGTACGCCACCCGGAGGAAACCTATGTGTGCGTTGAACGTGGCGATGTGCTGCGCTTGGATGGTATGGAGCATCACTACCATGCGCTGTCTCGCATCGAGGTCATAGGGCAGTTCGACACAGCGCAGATGGCGGTGGTAGAGACCAAGCGCCATCCTTGGAAGCCGGAGCCCATGCCCGAGCCACCGGGCAGCAAGCAACGCCGACCCTACCGCACGCAAGCAATGCGCGATACAGAGGAGATCGACAAGTACAAAGAGGCAGTAGCGGTGCTCACAAGTGAGCTGGCCACACTCAAGATCGAGGCGGATACTCTGAGAAAGATTTTGTACCACTTGGCTAACACATTACCAAAGGAGAAATGAAATGACTGAAGATACTAAACTGTTTGACCTGCTTGAGCGCACTCTGCTGGAGTCGCTTTTCAAGATAGAAGATCAGATAGAGGACGGCGGTGATCTTGTTGCGCTCGTGGCAGTCCTGTCCAAGATGGCGGCTGACGCCGCCATCGACTGCGGTATGGACGAGGAATTCTTTACGCGCAGCATGCGCGTGACATACCAAGCGGTGGCTGCAATGAAAGACTACATGGGGGATGACGATGAAGACAAGTGAAGTGCTACGCATAGCCAAAGACTATCTGCCCAACGACTGTCGCATCGGTATATGCTCAGCGCTTGATGATGCTCGATACGCCAACAGCATAACAACCCGTGATGCCGACAAAGTGAAGACCATCGTCACTGATAGGATCGAGCCCTTTGGCTATGCCACAACGTGGCTGGCGTGGCAGATGGTGTTCAAAGATAAGCCTGTGGGCACTAACGGAATAAGCCAGCGCGCATGGGCCATGCTGGATAAGTGGCATGCCAAACACAGCGCACAGTCCAAGCAAGCGTGGCGACACGCATGGGTTGACCAGATGATTAAAGAGTTTGAAGCGAAAGGAGATTGAGATGAAACTGAACTGTAAGCAAGGCGACCTCGCCATCATCGTCAAGAGTGGCTGCGGCAACGAGGGCAAGATCGTGCGCTGTGTGGAGTTTTCTGGGGTTTTGATTGGCGTACGGGCCTCTGACGGTAAATGGTATCGCTGGCGAGGCGGCCCGCGTGCCGTGTGGAAGATCGACCGCAGCATAAACTTCGGCAACAGTGTCGATATTGTGCAGATCGAGTACTGCTCTGACGAGAAGCTGCGCCCACTGCGCGGCGACCTTGACGATGAAACGATCACCGAAGGAGAAGAACTGAGTACTCATGTCTAACAGTTGACAACCTAGTGCGAAGCATCTATGCTGATGCTTCGCGTCTAAAACTACAGGAGAAAGCAAATGAACCTCGACAAATACACCAAGCAAGCAATCGTCACTGCCATCATGCAGGACGTACCGAAGATCGACACAGAGGCGCGGGCCAAGGCAATCAAGGAAGCAATCATCAAGGCCATGAGTCCCGAGGTGCGCAAGCTGTACAAGACCAAGCCCGAGGCACTGCGCCAAGCGAGTGTGGCTTACGCAGATGAATATGGTCGTTGGAGCCACAACGCTATCGTGGGTGATGTGTCTGACGAGAAGATCAAGGAGATCGTTGCCCCGTACAAGAAGGAGGAGGACGAACGTGCTGATATGAAGCGCAAGCTGACCCATGCGTTTGAAGGTATCCGTACCCTCAAGGCTGCGCTCAAGGCGTTTCCCGAGTTCAAGAAGTACATGCCCACCGAAGCCGAGCCTACCAAGAACCTGCCTGCACTGGCAAATGTTGTGGCCGACCTGAGCAAGCTTGGCTGGCCGAAAGGATCAAATAAGGAGAAAGCAAATGCCTGACCTGCAATCAGAACTATCAAAGATCGCCAATGCGTGGGACACGCACGAGCAAGAGATTCGACAACACAAGGAGAAAGAAGTGAACATCATTAAGTACAGTGGTAATGCCACGCGTGATATTTTTGAATTCGTCAAAGCCAACCCGCACACATTCGACCAGACAGGGGTTGTCAACAAGCTCACAGAGATGGGCTACAAACGCTCAACAGTGAGCGCCCTCACCACGCAGATGAAGCGCAGGGGCATGATCCTGCTCAACAACGACGGCCATTTGTTCACCACGCTGCATACCTACGAGCCGCTGGCCAACCCGTACGCCAAAGAGAAGTCGAAGCAAAAGGCGCAGCGTAAAGCCCGCGTGGTTAAGGCAGTTAAGCCTGTGAAGGCAGCATCGTCAGGCATCGCAGCTTTGCAGGTCGATACTACCCGGTCAAGCTGGGATGCAGAGACAGTGCTGGCGCACATGGGCATCAAGGAGGCGCACAAGCTGTACCTTGAGCTGCACACATACTTCGGAGGTAAGTGAGATGAACGTAGCAAAACGAACAGACCCGTGGATTCCTGTGGGTCACCCTGAGTACAAGTGGACGAGCGGCGCTGATGTGCAGGCGACATGGCGCAAGTACGGATGGACTCCACCCAGTGGCGTGGCTGCTGCCCCGCTGTTGATTGAACACAGAACCCCTGAGTGGGTGCAAGTCAGGAGAATTAAATGAGAGAGAAAATTGAATTGTTGGCGATGTTTACTATCGTGCCGTTTATCGCTACTGCATCCGTGCAGTTCCTGCCGTGGTGGGTGAGCGCACCGATTGTGTTGATCTGTGTAGTCGTTTGGATCGGCACTATGGCGATGATCGGGGAGAAGTTCTGATGAGCGGAGATCACAACATGTATCAGAAGGCACCGATCAAAGGTGAGGGCGCATCGGTATACACCGAAGAAGAGATCGCCAATGCGCCACCACCGACCATCGAGGACGGTGGGCCAGCGTACCCGACTAACAACTGGGAAAAGATGGTGCCTTTGAGCACGGGTTACCACGAAGGCATGACCCTGCGCGACTACTTTGCAGCCAAGGCGATGCAGGCATGGATGACTGGATGGGCCACTGATCGCCCAAGTTTGTTGCGAGCGGATGTGATGGCGGATAAAGCATATGAAGCAGCCAACGCCATGCTGAAAGCGAGGCAACTATGACACCCGAACAGATCGCCGCAGTGAAGCTGGCGCTGGAAGCGTTGAAAAAAGGGACTGGGTGGATGGAACACGGACCCATCATCACCGCCCTGCGCCACATCCTTAGAGAAGATGCCCTCGACAAGATGGCAGAGAACGCCCGTGAGTTGGGGTTGGACTATGGGTCGTTTGACACACACGACCTGCCGGGCAAAACCAAAGACACACACAGCAGAAATTTAGTTGAGCAACAGCCAGCCGATGAGCCGCTTTGCACTGCGGCAATGTTTGACAATGCGTTCCTTGCAAAAAGCGGTCTTGACCCAAACACGCCCCTCTACACCCGCCCCCAGCCAGCCGCTTGGGTGTCGCTGACGGATGAGGATGACATTGTTGAGATGGCCCGTAATGCATTTGCAGTGCGGTATTGCGCGTTGCCAATACCAGAATCTCGGATTCTCGCTTTTGTCAGTGTCATTGACGCAAAGCTGCGCGAGAAGAACATAGGAGAAATGAAATGAATGAACAACAGATCGCCGCAGTGCGGCAGGCGCTGGAATGGTATGACAGCGGAGCAGAGAACAGAGACGAATTTGCGTCAATGATTAAACGCATCCTTGAGCAGCAGCCAGCAGATGAGCCGGTGGCGTGGCTGTGCCGACGCTATGACGGTCTTTACGATGTGTTGACGGATAGCACCTGCAAAGACTGCTTCCCGGTCTACCCCCGCCCCCAGCCAGCCGCGCAATACATTGAGCATTGCCTTTGGGCGCGTAATGGCAACACTCCTTGCCCACACACAAAGCCAGCCGCTTGGGTGTCGCTGACAAAAGAAGATGCCAAGAAAGCCATCCTGCCTCTGTGTGCCAATGAAAGCGTTGCGGAGCGTCTTATTGAAACAAGCATGGACGAATATCTAGCCATCGAAGCCAAGCTGCGCGAGAAGAACGGGGGCAATCATGGATAAGCAAGACATCATTCGCTGGGCACGACAACTGTGGTGCTCCTTAAAAGACCATGCCGGACTGCATCAACTGGATGGCCGAAAGTTTCAATGCAAGCGATGCGGGAAGGTGATTAAGTTATGAACCTCAAAGACATCATCCGCATGGCGCGGGAGGCTTGCCCCTACACAGACGATGAACTGCGTGGTGCGTTCTACGAGGGGTATCTGAAGGGCGTCGCAGCAGAGCGCGAGTCTTTGGCTGCTGAAGCCGAGAAGAACGGCAACACCGTTTTGGCTATGCAAATCCGCGCAAGGGGCAACAAATGAATCAAGAAGACATTATCAAAATGGCGATGGAAGCAGACGGCCACATGAACAACCATGCCCGAGGCATTGACATGGATTGGACTGGTATTGAACGCTTAGTCCAAGCCGCCTACGCCGCTGGAGCCGCAGCAGAGCGCGAGGCGTGTGCGAAAGTGTGTGAAGAACTGCGGTATGACGGATACGAAATGGTGCCGTATGACCGAGTGCTTGCCAGTCGAATCCGCGCAAGGGGCAACACATGAAGATTGAAATCTACACCAAACCAAACTGTCCAAACTGCGTTACTGCCAAGCAACTGCTCAAGGCTCGTGGCTTTGAGTACGACGAGTATGACGTTGAGGCTGAAGCATGGGCGCTGAAGGCACTTCTGGAAGGCCATCCCAGCGCAAGACAGATGCCCCAGATATTTATCAACAACCAACGGGTCGGCGGCTTGGCCGGTCTTAAAGCAGCACTGGAGCAGATATGAACATCAAACTGACGTTTGCCCTGATCGCCATTGGGCTGCTCGACTTCTGGGCGGCTGTGATTTATCTGACTTGGAGGTGTGTGTAATGGACTATGAATTTTCTTGGGTGAGGTGGTTATTGATCTGCGCAGTTGCAGGCATTCCAACATGCACGTACACATCTTGCTTCAGTGATGAGGCTGTGGCGCGGCGTGAGGCGAAGGAAGCCAAGGAGAAGGCGCAGGATGAAGCCGACCGGGTGCCACGAGTAATCCGTGAGGTGGATGGTTGCAAGGTCTATGCGTTTAAAGAAGGCAAGTGGCACTTCTTCACTCGCTGCCCGCAGACAACTACAACTGACCGCACGTATGAATCCTGCCGCCAGTCTGGCAAGCAGCGCATCTGCGAAGACAAAACCGAACAAATTGTGACGGAGAACAAATGACTGACCGCGAACTACTGGAACTGGCTGCTAAGGCGGCGGGATTTACTTGGTGGCAAAGCAAGCATGGTTATTGGAATGTCACAACGCCATCTGGAAAAACAGAATCATGTTGCGTTGGTTGGGACATTTCCACTATTGATGATGCTTTGACAGAAATTGGCTGGAACCCCCTCACAGACGATGGCGATGCGCTACGGCTGGCGGTGAAGTTGAATGTTGATGTGTTTGGATCATCTGATTGCCGAATGTGCGAATGGGATGATGGCGTTGCAACAGAACAATCCAACAATGACCCCTACGCCGCTACCCGCCGAGCCATCGTCAGGGCTGCGGCTGAGATTGGGAGGGCGATGCCATGAAAGACGCTATCGAAATGGCCCGCGAGGCTGGGCTGCGGGTCGGCCCGTCAAGAGACGGCCCGGATGATGTGTGGGGTGTTGGCGCAAACCTTGAACGCTTCGCGCACCTTGTCAAAGAGGACTTCAAAAAACGATTGGCCGATGCCATCGAGCAGATGCCGTTCGGTGATACCGCTGCCAGCTTTGCGGCTTTTGTAAGGGAGTTCAAATGAAGAAAGCAAAGTGGGTAGCCCACACCAAGGGTGGATACACAACAGACGGCTATGAAATTTGCGTCATCCGCGATGACAACGAACACGGCAAGCTGTCCTACGGCTGGCAAGACAAAGATAAGCTGCACATCAGTGACAGCGGTGGCCCATGCCGTAACCGCATCGCCCGTAAGATGATCTGGGATGGGCTGGTCGAGCTGGCGCACAAGGTTGCAGAAACACTAAACAAAGAAGAGGAGATGAAATGAAACGAGGAGATGTTGTCCGTGCCATCACGGAGCAACTCAAGATCAACGGCACGATGACGCTAGCCGATTTGAGCGCAGCGTTGGGTAAGGATAAGTCCTACTTGCATCCTGTACTGGCGCGTATGACGAGGCCGACCACAAGGCCGATGCTGCCCAAGCGGGTGTACATCACTGAGTATATTTTTGACCAGGAGGGGATGCGCAAGTACCCCCGGCCGGTGTATGCTTTGGGGTCATACCCAGATGCACGCAAGCCAGAACGCAACGTCAAGCAAGTCAGGAAAGAGTACCGAGAACGCAAGCGCATGAAGCAACTGACGACCAGTGTCTTTAACTTAGGAGCATTAAAACGTGGCCAATTCCAAATCAACTTCTGACCCACGCAGCCCATTCAATTGGCGCGAGAACAAGGAGCCAACCATCTTTGCCAAGGATGTGAACTTCCGCCCACGCAACACGTCGGGCCTGAGCATTGGCGATGCGCAGTCGCAAGTCGTCAGCAAACGCAAGGAGCAGCTCAACCAGCTCCTTGCCTACAAGCACTTCGGGACATATACCCGAGCCAAGGCCTCTGTCAAACACCCCAACAAACACGAGTCATGAGAACCCACGCAGCACGAAGCATTCGCCAGCTACTGCTGGCCCACCCGGACGGGCTGGATGTCGGCACCATCGCCAACGCTGTGGACCGCGAACCCGGAAACGTACGCAGCCGTTTAAAGGAGATGCCCGATGCCTACATCGACCGATACGAAGGCCCAAGGCGTGGCCAATACGTCGCAATCTGGTGTGTTGTCGTCCCGCCAGAAGATTGCCCTCATCCAAAAAAATCAGTGGTGGCCGTTCACTCAAGTGGACGGAAAGCTGCTGGTCCGGCTGCACAAGCAGCATCAGCGTAAACAAATAACCAACCTACCGGAGTCACCACTATGAGTATCAATGACGGAGCAAACGGTGTCAGCGCCAACGAACTGCAAATAGGCGGGCAACACTACAAAGAGATGGGCATGCAGCCTTGGGATGTGATGGAGGCAGTGCTCACCCACGAGGAGTTCGTCGGCTTCCTCAAGGGCAACATCATCAAGTACAGCATGCGCCAGGGCAAGAAGGACAGCGACGACGCTGGCAAGGCGCGGCACTACAAGATGAAGCTGGCCGAGGTGCAGCGTGGCTGATACCCCAGAGAAGAAGGTAAAGACCCGCGTCAAGAAAACGCTGGACGAGATGGGCATCTACCACTTCTCGCCCTTCCAAGCGGGCATGGGACGTGCGGGCATCCCGGACATCATCGCCTGCTACAACGGCCTGTTCGTTGCCATCGAGTGCAAGGCAGGCAAAGGCAAGACAACCGCGCTGCAAGAGCGTGAGATCAATGCCATACGCACAGCCAAGGGGCTGGCGTTTGTCATCAATGAAGAGAACATGGATAACCTGAAGGAGCTACTGACATGGACAAAAAGATGATTGATGAGTGGAGCGCAGCCGTTGACTCCCTCATGGACCTGGGCACAGAAAAGCGCAAGCACTTTGCGCTGCTGGTGATGGGCCTTGCCAAGTGCTACACGGACAGTGAGCACAACAAGGCGGTGATCCTGATAAGCAATGACGATGCACTGATGACGTTCAGTGCTGGCGCTGACGAGATGGAAGCCGCCGAGATGGTTCAGATCGCACACGACCTGATGGTCTCCGTCAACATGGCCGATGCCCCGGCCAAGGAGATGTTTAATTGAAACAACGACACAGGAGAAAGCAGATTCAGTACAAGACAAAACGCAGCAAAGCGTTTCTGTGGGGCGTGGACAAAGTCATGCGCGTCACGGTCACGGCCAGCAATAAGATGAGCGCTGCGCTTGCCAAGGTCTACGCTGAATCCCGAGAACGCATGCGTCAAGAAAAGGAAAAACAATGACAGCACCCTACGACCGCATCCTGTGGTAGACTGTAGACTCCACAACCAACTGGAGTCTACATGAGTAAGAAAGCCACACCGGAATCTTTCTGGGAACGTGTTGTAGGCAACCGCGCTGAACGCAACGGCTGCTGGAACTGGACAGGCTCGACCAACAGTACTGGCTACGGTACTGTTCGGTTTCAGGGGAAAACGGTAACCGCCCACAGGGTTGCCGCATTTCTGACGGGTCTGATTGACTCGCTTGATGCTCCGCGAGATCGGAAACACAGCGGATTTATTCTGCACCAGTGCGACAACAGGCTCTGCTGTAACCCCAAGCACATGCGCGTTGGGTCGTATGCCGAGAACCAGAGAGAAGCATATCAACGCCAACGCCGCAAGGCGTACCGCGGTAGCACCCACGCAAACGCAAAGCAAACACCTGAAAGTGTTGCTTTGATAAAAGACATGCACGCACACGGCGTGTCACAGGAAGCCATCGCCCGACTGTTGCAAGTGTCACAGTCAGGTATCTCAAAAATTTTACTTGGAACTTCGTATGTCGAGACCGTATGACAGAATACTTACCATTGACATGGAGACACGCTGGGACAGCACCGAGTACACACTATCCAAAATGACAACCGAGGAGTACATACGTGATCCTAGATTCAAAGCATTTGGGTGTTGCTTCCACGAGTATGGAAGTGATGATCCAATCGTGTGGGTTGGAGGAAGCGACCTACCTGGGTACATTGCTGGAATTGACTGGAGCAGGACAGCCGTCCTCGCCCATAACGCACAGTTCGATGTGTCAATCCTCTGCTGGCGATACGGTGCCTCGCCTGTATTCATATTCGACTCGCTGTCAATGGCGCGCGCTCTCCGTGGCGTTGAGGTTGGCAACAGTCTCGCCAAACTTGCAGCAGATTTTGGTCTTCCCGAAAAAGGGAGAGCCGTCAATTCAACAAACGGTCTTGTCACACTGTCACCGGACGTGGAGGCTGAACTGGCAGAGTACTGCCGTCATGACGTGTACCTTTGTGAGCAAATATTCCAACGGCTGGTGGCGGGATACCCCGCTAAGGAACTGCGTCTGATCGACATGACGCTCAAGATGTACACCAACGCCATGCTTGAGCTGGACCGCACGATGCTGATTGAGGCGTTGACAGAAGAAGGGAACCGACGTGAAGGTCTACTCAAAGAACTCGGGGTCGAAGAAGCTGAGCTTGCGTCAAACCCAAAGTTTGCAGCGCTCCTTGAGACGCTTGGGGTTCCGGCCCCGACGAAAGTCAGTAAGACTACAGGTAAAGAGACACTCGCTCTGGCTAAGAACGACGCCCTATTCCAAGCGCTCCTTAACGGTGAACGAGAAGACGTTGCCCTTCTGTGTGAGGCGCGTCTTCGTGTCAAGTCCACGAGCGAGAGAACCCGCGCTCAGCGGTTTCTTGATATTTCACGACGAGGCCCACTGCCTGTACCCCTCAGCTATTACGGTGCGAAGTCCGGGCGCTGGACCGCAGCCAAGGGCAGTGCCATCAACATGCAAAACCTCAAGCGCGGCTCGTTCCTACGCAAAGCAATCATGGCACCGGTGGGGCACCAGCTTGTCGTCGGGGACCTTTCGCAAATTGAACCGCGAGTACTCGCGTGGTTTGCAGATTACGAAGATTTGCTCGACATCTTCCGCTCTGGCTGTGACGTTTATGCCGTTTTCGGCGCTCAGATGTTCAACATCCCGGGACTTTCCAAAGAGAGTCATCCAGACCTTAGACAGTCTGCAAAGTCGGCGCTGCTCGGCTGCGGTTTCCAGCTTGGTTGGGCGTCTTTCGCTGCCCAGCTTCTCGTTGGATTCCTGGGGGCACCTCCCGTACGCTACGACAAGGACTTTGCAAAGAAGCTGGGCGTTACGTCAGAGTACATCGAGCGCTTCCTCTCGTGGGATGAGAACGTCAAGAAGCTCAAAGACATACCGCACACCTGCACCGACAAGGAACTGCTGATCCACTGCGTGGCAGCCAAGAAGATCATCGACATCTACCGGGAGACATCGCACCCTGTGGTCAGCTTCTGGGACATGTGCGGCAAGATGTTGGAGTCAGCGCTTTACGGCGGTCGGGAAACGGTGTATAAATGCATCACTTTCAAAAAGGAAGAGATCGTATTGCCCTCGGGCATGTCGATTCTCTATCCGAACCTGCGTCAAGAAGTCGATAAAGAAACGAAGCAAACGAACTGGGTGTACGGCAACGCTGGCGAGAAGCCAACCAAGCTGTACGCCGGGAAGATAACGAACAACATCGTGCAGGGAACTGCGCGAGTCGTGATGACAGACGGGATGCTGCGCGTTGCAAAACGCTACCCCGTCGTGGGAACCGTTCATGATGAACTATTGTGTGTCGTGCCTGATGATGAAGTCGAAGAAGCCAAGCAGTGGGTTTGGGCACAGATGGTGGCCGAGCCGAAGTATCTGCCCGGTATCCCGCTGAACTCAGATGTCGGCGCACACAGGCGTTATGGA